GTGTGATAATATCCCCCACTATATTAGAAGTATTTTTTGATAATACTTGCAATCTGTCCTGCGTGTATTGCCTCCCAGAAGTCAGTTCCAAGATAGCAGACGAATACAATCGTTATGGATCGTTTGATCAACAAGGTGTGCGATTAATGCCCATTACACCAATTAACACATCAGAGTTACAGGAACGGTTCTGGGTCTGGATGCAGGATAACTTTCAATCACTAAAACGCTTTCATTTTCTCGGTGGAGAGCCTTTCTTACAAAAGGGGTTTGACACGCTTCTGGATTTTGTGGACAATCATCCTAATCCTGACTGTGAAATAAATTTTATCAGTAACCTTATGTTACCACATGCCAGGTTTGTTGGCCAGATTGAACGAATTAAGACACTAGTGGCACGTCGAAAATTAAAAAGATTGGACTTTACTGCCAGTATAGATTGCTGGGGTCCTGAACAAGAATACATAAGACATGGTTTACGACTGGATCAATGGACACAGAATTTCGAATACTTAGTGAGCCAACGTTGGATAAAATTACAAATTAATCAGACTATAGCTAGTCTAAGTATAAAAACCATGCCCGAATTGCTGACTAAGTTGGCCGAATGGAATCAGATCAGGCCAGTGGGTCATTACTTTAGCGTAACAGAACCAGGACCCAGTTACCTAAGACCCAATATATTTGGTCCTGGTGTATTTGACAAAGACTTTGATCTTATACTATCAATTATGCCGAACAACACTGATCAGGATAAATCAGCAGTTAAATACATGTCTGGTATTGCAAATCAAATTAAAAACAGCACAATTAATACAGTAGAAATCAACAAGTTATTTGTGTTTTTAAATGAAAATGACCGTCGTAGAAATTCCAATTGGAAAACTCTTTTTCCCTGGTTAGTGGAGTTTGAACAACGTGTGGTATAACCGTATTGTTAGTGATTTAAGTACAATTCCTGATTTTATACAGTTCTACGAGTCTGAAATAACTTTAGCTAAGAATGAAATAGCAATCAAAGGTAATGTAGAAAAAGCTCTTAGTAGCTTACCTGGCGTTACCGAGCATAGATTTAACCAGTTACAAGAGATTGAAGCAATACTAAACTATCTTAATATCCAGTTACGAAAGATACGACGTAAACACTTTCAGAAGTATTTAGAGGCTTATGCACGAGCACTAACTAGTCGCGACGCTGAAAAATATGTAGATGGTGAGGACGAAGTTATTGACTTTGAAACCATTATTAACGAAGTTGCCCTATTACGTAACAAGTGGTTGGGTATAATGAAAGGTATTGAGAGTAAAAACTTTATGTTAGGACATGTGGTCAGACTCAGAACCGCGGGCATGGAGGATGTCGTAGTATGATTGACTGGAAAGCTCGCGCGAATGAATTGATTGAAGAATACAACCTGTGTTGTCGCGCCCGCCCACATGATAATACTGTTGACATACAAATAGAAAAAGACAACTGCGGCAAATGGGCTTCCTACCTGGCCACACAGAGAAGTTGGGGTACTGACCTAGAGATAGCTGAAGCTTGCCATCAACTGGAATCTCGACTGAGAAAACTTAAAGAAAAAGTTATATTAGATATATTGACCAAATGACAACATTTAAAAATTCTGAAGCCAGCCATCAACATAGTTTACGTACATTGGATTCTTTGTACGAGTACGACGACTTCATGGACAGTTTACGAGTAGTGGCTGATATGGGTTGCGGATCAGGACTAGATATCGAATGGTGGGCTACTCGCGAAACACGTGACGATCCTCCGGAACCACACAATTATATCTGTTATGCAGTTGACATAAATCCATCAATAGTGGAAGATCGAATTAGCAATATATCAAATTTGCGAGTAATGACTGGTGATTTTGAACAAAAAATTGTGCCCAGATCGATAGACATGTTATGGTGTCACGACGCATTTCAATACGTCAAATACCCATTACAAACTCTAAAGCTCTGGAATGAATGCATGAATCCCGACGGTATGATGATAATCACTGTACCACAAATGCAGAGCTACCAATATAATCGTGTGGTTACTCGCAGTGTCAGTGGATGTTTTTATCACTACAATGCCTGCAATCTGATATACATGTTGGCAGTCAATGGATTTGATTGTCGTGACAGTTATGTTCTTAAAGAAGCCAACGATCCCTGGTTAAGCATTGCTGTTTATAAAAGCAATGTGGCACCCATGGACCCAGCCACAACTAGTTGGTTTGATCTAGCGTCTGCTGGACTTTTAAACGATAGTGTGTTAGAATCGTTGAATAGATACGGACATGTCCGGCAAGAAGAATTATTATTTAAATGGTTTGATAAAGACTTCTATTTCGTCAAGGATTAACATGAAGATTGTTGTTATATCAGGTGGGTTTGACCCTGTTCATACAGGACATATCGATTACTTTTACGCTGCTAGAATACTGGGTGATAAACTAATAGTTGGCGTAAACTCAGATGCCTGGCTACAGCGCAAGAAGGGGCGAGCATTCATGCCCATGACTGAGAGATTTAGCATTGTAAATTCCATGAAACCAGTGGATCATACCTTAGAGTTTGACGACAGTGACGGTTCTGCTTGTTCTTTGTTGGAGCATATCAAGCGTGTGCATCCAGGTGATGAGATCATATTCGCCAATGGTGGCGACAGAACTAAAGAAAACATACCTGAAATGTCAGTACAGGGGGTGACCTTTGTGTTTGGTGTGGGTGGAGAGAATAAACGCAACAGCAGTAGTTGGATACTGGAGGAGTGGAAGGCTCCGAAAACTGACCGTGTCTGGGGTTACTATCGTGTGCTACACGAAGTACCGGGTATGAAAGTTAAAGAACTTACTGTTGAGCCTGGAAAAAGTTTAAGTATGCAACGTCACACACATCGTGCAGAATATTGGATGGTCAGTGAGGGATCTTGTATAGTTAACAGTCAGATGCCCAGTGGATATAAGCTGGCTCCTAAAAAGCTGTCCAAGCACCAGGAATTCAAGATATTAGTGGGCGAGTGGCATCAGCTGACTAATCCTTTTGATGTCCCCTGCAAGATTGTCGAAATTCAATACGGCCATAAGTGTATCGAAGAAGATATTGAACGATTGCAATAAATACTTTATTATGAAAATATCTGACATCCTAGAATCCACAATTACTGAAGCGCAGGGCGGAATGAGCAAACGTTGGCTGGAATCCCAGACAACTCCAATAGTATTTGCTGATGCTACTGGTATGACATATACCATGGACAATTTGGTTTTACTACCCAATCAAGCACCTGCTTTGCCCATTGGCGAATTGGTGCAAGAATTAGAAGATAGTGCTGGTCAGCTGGGATTCAAAACTAATGATATTAAAGTAATTAATCGTGCACCAGCCAAGCAAGGTGCTGGCATGTTGATTATTATGAAAAATCAAAAGAATAAGCGTGTGGCTTTCTTTAAATTTTTCAATAAGCGAACTATGGATACCTTGGGTATGCACTGGAGTCCAGCTGATTTTGAAAAAGAAACTGGACTGTCATGGCAGCAAACTCGTATGACTGGCACAGGAAAAGAGCGTAAAGAAGAAGTAATAAGTCGCGCCAACTTAAAACCTCTGTTTGCAGTTCCTAGTAATACAAACCTGGCTGTAAGCGCAGTGCCTAATCAGGCTAAAAATATGTTAACATCAGAGCTGGGCGAAGATCTAGCCAGTAAGATGCAACAGCTATTAACATTGGCTATACAGGGAAGAAAGGATATGATTCCTGGATTAGCACCATACGAGCGAGATATTCGTGTGGACTTTGGTGAAGTTGCAAGCCCATTGGCGCTAATTAATGGAAAACTATGTACTGGTAATTGGGCACAAGTTAATACTGAGCTGTTAAGTCCATTGGGCGCAAGTTGGGCTAATGCTACACAGGTATATTATCCAGCTGCTGGTAATGAGCCATTGTACGACAGTCAGCTGGTATGGCCCAACGGTACCAAATTACGCATCAGTAATAAAGCCGAAGGTAAAGGTGGAGCAGCTAGTACGGTCAGTATTTTGGAAGTTATTACCAAGTATCCTGAACGTTTTAGTAAACAGGATAGAGCCATGATGGCCCCTGGTGGTAAATATTATGATTTTGTTGAAGCACTTAACATTATTGCATCAAACAAAAGTTTTGTTGGTCCAGTTAAACTAGCCATTCAATTTAAGTATATAGATGAGCAGGAAGGAGATGTAGTATTATCCTACCTGGAAAATAAGATTGCTTCTGGAACACAGGGTTTGACACCTAGACTTATCAAGATTTTAGAAGTTATGAAGGCCAAAACTGACCTTCCTGATTATAAAGTGTCTTATCATTTAATTGCGGCATTGGCTCGTGTGGTGGTGAATCACTTGAATCAAAATGTTGAACTAACTACTGAATTTTTTAAGTTTATCTTATCTAGAGCAAACTTAATTCAAGTAAATCAGTTTACTAGTCGCAAAGATGATGCCATTGGTTGGAACAGCTTTGAAGTGGTATGGCCACCAGTGTTTACTGGTAAAATTAAGTTTAGCGCCAGCGATTTTCAGAGTAACAAAAAGCCCACATCCAGGTTATCATTTAAAACCTAAGATTGCTTGACTGATAATTCCCATTAATATATAATATACATATTGCCCCTGTAGCTCAGTGGTTAGAGCAGAGGACTCATAATCCTTTGGTCCTTGGTTCAAATCCAAGTGGGGGCACCAACAATCTGGCGTTAGTTCAACGGATAGAACATAGAGCTTCTACCTCTAGAATGTGGGTTCGATTCCTGCACGCCGGGCCAACAACGGGTGATATATGTTAGAATGTTTGATTTTAGGCGATAGTATTGCAGTGGGTACACACCAGTTTATGCCACAGTGTTCGGCGTATGCCAAAGGTGGTTGGAATACTTGGCAATGGAATCGTGATTATTTAAACAACGATTTAACTGCCAATGTAGTGATCATTAGCTTGGGCAGTAACGATCATAAACACATCAAAACTGAACAAGAATTATTAAAGATGCGGGCCCGTGTCACGGCCAAGAGAGTGTATTGGGTTTTACCAGCTGGTAACTTAAAGGCCAGTGAAGTAAATATTCAATATATTCAAGCATTGGTCCGGGACATTGCCCATAAGTATGGTGATGTAGTACTGCCTATTAATGGATTACAGAAGGACGGAATCCATCCCAGTTGGTCTGGTTATCGAGATATTGCAGCAAAAGCCAAGTAGTAAATGCGAGTGTGGTGAAATAGGTAGACACAAGAGACTTAAAATCTCTCGGCGAAAGTCATGCCGGTTCGATTCCGGCCACTCGTACCAACTTATAAGAAAATAATGAATCTGCTTTTTTACGCACCCAACCTCTTACAGAAGACTGCTCGCGGATTCTACCAGCATGTCCCCAGTAGTTACCTAATACTTAAAAATTATGTAAAGGAAAAGAATCCTGAACTATTTGATAGTATACAATGGCACATACCTTTTTATGTCCATGAGCCAATGGATAAAGTTGTTACATTTATTAAAGACAACAAAATCGATTGCCTGGCTTTGGGGTTGTACATCTGGAATTATCAACATTGCTGTGATCTAGC